CTTGATGATACTCCTAATTGAGCACCCTCATCAATAAGACCTTTTACAATCTTACCATAGGGCGTGTCCATGATTTTAGCTTCACCAATAAAGTTATCACCATCTGGATAAAGTTTCTTAATCATATGAGAAACTCTTTCTAGATTAACAGTAGGTCCGTCAGGATGTCCTAACTCGCCAAATGCACGATTTTTATTGATAAATTCTTTGTTGTATCTTGTTACTTCTTTCATCAAGATTTCTTTAGGGTATACTCGCCCATTACGATTCTTGATGTTAGACTGTAAAAAAACACCTTTAATCTTGTATTCTTTCTTGCCGTTCTTGTCTTCTTCTACAAGATACTCGGCACTTGATACTTCTTCTGAAATTAATTTCATAAGTGTACTCTCTCTCTTTTGTTATATACTATTTATACAAAATTGTACTTTAAATGTACATTTTTATCTAAATTCTACTAAAATCGTATAATTATCACCAGATACAAAATTTCTAGTTGATAACAACACATCTCCTGTAGGAGTTGTTGCATTGTTAGTGATACCATCACCGAATGTTCTTAAATCCCAATGTCCTTGACCATTCAACAATGTCATAGTAGCATTTGTTGTTCCACCCCACAATAATTCAACAGCTGCGTTACTATTAGTTGTATTAATAGAATACCATATTCTTGTTAATACTTTAGTAGCGTCTTCAGTCATTGCATTAGTATTTGAAGCGTCAATCTTTGTAACTAGTGTTTCACCAGTACCATCGGATATGTTAGTCATTTTACTAACATGTTTCACACCTGCCACATCAGCAATTGTTTGTACTGATACTATATCTGCCATAATTTATCTCCTACTATTAATTTCTAGGTGCCACAGCAGTAGCACTAACATTTGCATCCGAAGATATTGTATCTCCTGGTGCTTTTTCTATTGTAATTTCATCTCCAGCTGCATATAGTTGAGCAGTGCCTAAAGTATCACCATCACTATTTTTAACTGTAATAACTGCTTGAGCTTGTGCAACAATTCTTACAAATTGAGCACGACTAATATTATTATCAGATAATGTGCCTGAAACTAGAGCGCCTTTTAGTATAAATGTTGCCATTTGTTACACCTCTGTTTGTTTTAATTGTTCTCTTACTTCTAATTCTATGTAATCTAACAATTGGTCTTTTGTTATATCATGTGAAGAAACAATTGCCTTCACACATTCCTCAATACTATCAATAAAATTATCATCTTGATAGTTACCATTATCATGTCTAATGTCTAACATCTTATAAAATTCATTGACTGCCTCTTTTAATTTAGGAGACAATGATTTATAAGCAGATGAATCTACTAAATTGTAATCTTCAAATATACTACTTAGTTTCATCTTTTGTCAAATCTATATCTACAGAACCATCATTTTGACCTACAACATTACCGTCTCTATCAAAAGTACCTGGTTCAGCAATTTCTGGTTTAGGGTCACTAAAAGCTTCTGCCTCATCAGGTATAGATGGCGCCGTATTAAACATTTGTCCTGCCATCTCTTTTCTTTTAGCGTCTAGTCCATCAGCAACCTTAGCTCTTAATGCTGTTTTAAATGCCTCACCAGCATTTGCATTATCACCAGTTGCAAGATTATCAATAAAAGTTTTTACTTCTTCTGTCATAATATCCTCCTTTATTCACCCATTGGGTCTTCATCTGTTTGTGCGAATGGTGATGATATAATACCATCATCAATCTCTTGTTTAATTTGTTTATCCATTTCAGCGATTTCTGATTCAGATTGTTTAAGCACATTCTTTCTCATGTATTCTACTGAGAAGTATTTACCTACCATATCTCTCATTTCATTAACTAGTTGTATTCTTTCTCTCATCATTTCACTTTGTTTTAGTTCAGCAAAATGACCATCTTGTAAGAAGTCATATTGTAAGTTATGAGAAATTGTATGCCAGTCTTCTTCTGAAATGACTTTCTTTAGAATTAACTGTGTCTTTAACAAGTCATTAAATAACTCTGTAAATTTCTTTCTTAGTCTTTGTACGAATTTAGTAAATTTAAGTTCATCTCTAGTAATCTCACTTGCACGGCCCAAATTAAAACCTTGTGTTGATTCTAGTCTACTTACAGGAACATTTAATGAACGATACAGTTTCTTTTGAAAGTATTCGATATCAGCAATTTCACCTAAGTTTTGACCACCAGGTAATGTTGAGATATCTGTTCCTCTACCACCTTCTCTTGACGGTAACCAGAAATCTTCGAGCATAGACATATAGTTTCTATCATCTCTAATTTCTCCTGTTGAAGCGTCATATACTAATTTGTTACGATATCTTGCCATAACATCTCTTAGATATTGTTCTGCTTTAACTTTAGGTAAGTTACCTACATCTATTTTAAATATTCTTCTTTCTGGCGCCCTTGCAATTCTGTATATTACAACAGCGTCCTCTATCATTCTGAGCTGATTGACAGGTTTGATTGCCTTATGTAAATAAGACATAACAATATTTTTTTGTTGGTCTACTAGACCACTAGGGCAAAATGCGATTGTATCAGGTGCGATTTTAACTCCACCGCCAGATGTTGTACCCGATACGCCCTTTTCGTTAAATAAGTAATACTCTACAAACTCATCTACTATCTCTAAGTTCTTAGCACCTTCAGGTCTTGTTTTTCTTACTTCTCTAATTTTTTTAATTTTTCTAGGGTCGATATATTTTAGTTCTGTGATACCTAATGTAGGTGAAGTTCTATCAATAATCTTTTGATAGTATATACGACCATCAACATACCATCTTCTAAAGATGTCATGTCCTTTTGTATTGAAATTCATGAGTTTCAAGATATCAGAAAATTCACCTTCGATTCTTCTTCTAATATCTTTGCCGTAAGGTAAATTATCTGTGTTTACTCTTACTGCTTCTTTTAGTTCATTTGCAACAACAGCTTCGTTTACTATATCCTCAACAGCCATATCACATTCGGGATGTAAAGAAATTTCTCTATATCTACGAATCAGGTCTGCTTCAGATTTGGCAGTACCTTCCATGTCAAGGTACTGACCAAAGTAACCGCCAGCGGCGACGGTTTGGGTACCGTCATCCGCCTGGGTTGTTGTGAACGATTGTTTAGGGTCTTCAGTTTTTTTAACTCTCGTTATCTGAAAACCAAATAGTTCAGCCATAATTTATTTCCTCTTTAATACTAATATTATTTATACCAATATTAAGTAGTTGTATTTGATTCAAAGTACTGATAAGCAAATGATACATCAAAAGTCTCAATCTCATTATTAGTTCCATATGATAGTGCAATAGAACTTATAGATACAGGATGAGCACCTCTTAATGTGTAACTTTTAATTGTTGCACCGTTTCTGTCAAGTTGGTCAACAAAAGCGTCTACTTGATAATCAGCAGGATTTGTTAATCCTTCGTTATCAGTCATATTGTTGATACCATTTTGCCATCTTTCAAATGCATTTCTCAATTTAAAGTCTGTATCATTTAATACAGTAATTGACCAATTAGCTATTGTTCTATCACCAGCAATTTTTATATTTCTACCTCTAAAAGGTATTTCTAATGTACCTATTTCCATTTCAGGTAGACTAGTTGCTGTGCATAGAAAAGCTAGTTCTTCAATTTCGCCACCTACTTGAGCGTAACCAGGAAAAGGCATTACTACCTTAAACTGATTGGCACGAGCGCCACCGCCAGATAGTTTAGCTTTAAAATCGGTTATACTTGCCATTTTTTAAATCTCCTATTATCCAGCGACCTCTTCAAATGCTACACCTGTTCTAGTTGCAACAAATTGAAGTTTAATGAAGTTAATTGAACGATTAGGTTTGACAAATATTTCTGCCACAAATTCGTTTCTATCTACTACATCGCCTGTGTTATTTGTATTATCACAAACTACTAAAAAGTCTGTAATACCCCTACGCCCTTGTACTTCTCTTAGGAATGGTTCAACAATTGCTCTAAAGTTTGCTCTTGTAAATTCATCATTGAACTCAAAGAGTTGAAATTTAGAAGCAGTTGATATCGCCTTTTCTAATGTAATGAATAGTCTTCTTACATTGATTCTATCAAAAGCACTTGGTGATGATAATGCTGTTTTATCTCCAAACAGAACAGTTCCTTGTCCTGGGAAAGTACAAACAGGATTTACTCGTTTCATGTACAATTCATCTCTTTGAGATTTAGATGGATTAAAAGCAAGTTTAACTACACCTCTTACATTCCCTCTGTTGAAACCAGCAGGTGAGAACCAAGAATCTGCTACTAAGTCTGTTCTTGCAGCTAGACCAGCCATATCTCCGTTCAAAGGAACGAATCTATATACATCATTGTATCTATCATACATATATTTGTATCCACTATCAAATACAGCATAAGATGATGAACTTCTAGAATCAAAAAATCCTAGTACATTAGTTTTTTGTGTTTCTGAGTTTGATACATTTACTACATCTGCTCTTTCAGGACTTGCAAATACAACAGCGTCTTTTCTGTTTTCAGCAATTGTAATTAAGTTATCAACATGTGTTCCGTCTCCAGAACCAGCGATAATTAATCCAACATCTACTGTATCAGCGTCTTGGAATTTTTCATAAGCAGTTTTCTTTTGTCCTGTTGTTACAGTTGAACCATTAGCACCACCAGATAGTGATTCTAATGTAGGTGTATCAACAGCTGTAAATGTTGTACCAGAAGCGTTTGAACCCCAATTAGTACCTGATGTATTATGGTCCATCCAATAAACATATTGTGATTTTGCATAAATTACATCTGGGTAATAATTTGTATCTCCTTGAGGAGTTTTAGCGTCAGCCGCCTTTGATAATTTTTCATAAGTCTCTAAAACTGAACCAGGTACTCCGGTAACTTCTCCATCTTCATCTACTACGACAACATGAATTTCATCGCCAGAACCTGAACGGTCAGAAACATAAGCTGAAGTACCAGGACCAGTTCCTACTGAATCGTAATATCTCCATCTTCTTCTTACATTTGCACCGTCAGTTATTGTTGTTAAGAGACCTCCACTTCCACTTTCTTTTTGAACAATTGTCAAAGTATGTGTAGAAATGCCTGTTATTCTATATTGATGTCCGTCATCATAGTCATTAGTTGCAGCTGTTGTTGAAAAAGAAACAATATCTCCAACATTTAATGCTGTTCCGTCTGTTACTACAATAGTTGTATCGCCGACAGCTGTAGCAGCGTCATTGACTGTGGTTGCACCTTCTTCTTCATAAGCAGTTGCACTTGGACATGTAGACACCAATAAAGTATTTCCCCAAGAACCAGCAGTTCTAGCCGCAAAAGTTCCGACAACGCCAGAACCATCAGCATAGTTATCCTGATAATGGGTAGTATTTTTAATCTGTAATCCACAACCAGTTGTAGTTGCGTTCACCAGATTAGTCTGTGAAGCTCGTACTACTCTTAGAGAATTAGAATATTGTAAGTAGTTTGCAGCTGAAAAAAAGTCTTCAAAGTTATTTGAATCTGGTTTTCCAAATGTTTCTACTAATTCATTTTCACTAGAAATACTTACTACTTCATCTAATGGTCCTTGACGAAATTCGCCAGCAACAGCACCAATAGAGGTAGAAACAGCAGGTATAATCCTAGTTAAATCTCTCTCTTGTACGAGAACACCAGGTGATACTTGAAATGCCATAAGGTTATTCTCCGTTAATTTAATATTAAATTAGTGACCATAGTTGTATTATTCATACTCCATATATAAAAAATTTCACTGCTTCTATTTATAATATTACTAAAGTCTAATTATTCACCTTTACGGACCACAGGGTGCCATACTGTACCATACATGTCTACTTCTGTTTCTTCGCCTGGTCTTTCTATACCATCATCTACGAAACCAAAGGGTGCCATGTCTTGTTCTATGAGATTTTGTTGTTCAACATAAAGTTGATTTCTGATATTTGAATCTGTTAATTCTTTAAAATAGTCTTGATTAGATAACCAACCAAATATGACTAAACACATCATCAAGTCATCATTACTGCCTTCTTCTGCCTGCCATGATGTTCCTCTTTTTGAAAATGTAGACATTTCTTCTATGATATTAAAATCGTTTATTAATACTTTGTCTGATTCTATCAATGTCTTTATATTTGAACAACCTAATTTTTTGATTGATTTTGTCATTCTAACACCAAGTGATGACCCTCTACCTGAAAAACCAGCACCTAGTATTTGACCAGCACGACCTCGTTGAGTTGTCATTAATAAATTTTCATATTCAGTTTCGTATTGTAATGTATCTGATATCTGTTGTCCTAAATCGTTTACCTCTACTAATACATGCGCTTTATTATAACCTGTACAAACTTGATGTATGATATTAGGAAATACAAATGGTTTAACTTCGTTGTTTCTATACTTTGCAACAACACGATAAGGTACTTGTGAACAATCAAATATAATAAATGCTGAGTAGTCATTTGTTGTACCTCTTGCAACATCAACAGTACATACATATGTTTTACCCTTTACAGGTTTCTCATACATATCTAAACCACCTTTAGATTCTATTGGTGTTGTATGAGGCATATTTTTAATTTTTGTAGGTGCAATAAGTGTATCAACAGAACCTAAGAAATCACATTCAAACTCTTGTTGAAACTGTTCAGCAGAAGTGTTTCGTATTGTTTCTTCTTTCCACTTTTCATCACGACCAGGCACTTCTGACCAATGTACTTCAATAGGTGTATAATCATTATTTTTATTTTGAGCGTCTACCCATAGTTTGTAGAACATATTCATACCATGAGGTGTAGATACAATTATCATCTTAGTTTTTTGTCCAGAAGATATTGTAGGATATACAGATGAGAAAAACTGTTCGGCAATATTTGCCGGTACGAAAGCAAACTCATCTAAGAATATGATGTTGTATGAACCACCACGAATTGCACTTGATGATGTTGAGGCAGCCACAATACTAGATTTGTTTTCTAATTCTATCGACCCTTTGTTCCAGTTAATTACACCTTGTTGTAACCATTTAGGCAAGTTTTCGTATGCAAGTTGTAGTCTGCCCAATATATCTCTAGCAGTAGATGATTTGTTTGCTAGTATAGCAATGTTACAGTTAGGATTAAAAAGTGCATAATGCAATAGATAAGAGACAATGGTAGTTGATTTACCAGACTGTCTAGGTAGTTTACATATAGTAAATCTTTCATCATGCATTGTAGAGACCATTTCTTCTTGAAAGCCATACATGTTAAATGGCACAAGTCCTTCATCTAATGATACAATTTGCACATAAGTTTTAATAAAGTATAATGGGTCGTTTTCACATTTGCGAAACTCTATGACCTGTTCTTTTGTAAACTCAACAGGTGTATTTACTTTTTTTAAGTTAGGATTTCCTAAGTAAGCGTCAGACATAAACTCCCTCTATGTGTGTGTAACCTAGTTTTATTGCTGTAGTAACTCTTTGACTACCCTTAATTACTTTTAGTAAACCTTGTTTATATGGTTTACCCAATGCACCATATGTGCCTTTGTTTGTGCATTTATGCACTTCAATAGGGTTTATCATTTCAGCACCATTGAGTATATCTTCAAGAATAAATCCGTGTTTAGTAATTGCTAAATCACTTATCTGAAATATCTCTGTGTTTAGTGTTGATGACTTTGCTTTTAGTATTTTCATCTTTTTTTAACATCTTTTGTAATTCAGCAGTTGAACCTACAAATAAAGCATTTTGAATTTTAGTGTCGGCAGTTTTAGGTAATTCTTTTAAGTCTTTTAATTTTTTATTTAAATCTTGCAATTTATCAACAGTATCACTTACTTGTTTTATGCCATTCAATGCTACTTCATATGCTCTTGGATGTTCTCCTTCTTTTGCGACAGCAAGTATGCCATCTATTGCTTCTTGACCTTTTTGTATTAAATCGTAATACGCCTCTCTAGAATAATCATGGTCGTTATCTACATCTGTATCTTTATCATCTTTTCTTATGACAGCAGGTGGCTTAGATTCTGTTTTAGAATCTTCTGTTTCTAATCCTAGATACTTATTTATTATATCATCTGTTCCCATTTAACTATTTATCTTTTCTAGTAAAATTAGGCATGCCAAGACCCAATCTTTTATCCCATCTATCATCTTCATTTACATCTTTTGTTTGTCTATAATGTATGAAAACTTGAGCACATTCACCTTCCATCAATGGCTCTCTCCAATGTTCACAATCTTTTCCTAAATACAACATGCAATCACCAGGTTCTAATAAAACTTCCACGCCCTTTTCACCACCAGCAATATATTTGTGATTACCTTTTTCTGTTATTGTATGTTTACCATTTTCAACATTTGTATCTATGTAAATAGGCCATGGAGTTCCACCTAAATTTATTGTACCTGAAATTTCACAAGAACCTCTATCTTTATGTCTTGTTAATTCAGATGTTTCTGAATATATTCTCCAATAAGTATACATTTCAGATAATTCTAAATCTGTTTCTTTTTCTATTTTTGATTTTAAATCTAACATCATATTATCAAATAAAACATCACCATACATATTAAAAGTATTTTGTGTTTGTTGGTCACCTTGCCATCCATAGTCATCAGTAAAGGGATTAATGTACCCATGTCTTTTTAATGTAGCATAAACATCACGCCTTCTATAAACATAATCAAAATAAACCTTTGTTAATTCTTTTGATAATATATTTTTAATTACTATATATTTTTTTTCTAATAAATTACTCATCTAAACGATTCTCCTAATGACCACATAACTAAAGAGTATCTTGTTCCCTTTGTTATTGTTTCTACTTTATGCCAAAGATAACTTGGAAATATTATTATTGAACCCTGTGTTCTAAATTGTTTAGGTGATTCAATAATTGTATCTTCTTTATTTGAATCAAGACCTCTTAAATTAAATCTAAGTTTTCCACCCTCATAGTCTTTTGGATTTGACAGTTGTACTATCATAGACAATTTTCTCATTAAATTTGTTCGATTATCTGTTATAACATCATTATGCCAATTGTAATGTCCATCAGGAAGATATTTTGTAAATTGAACAGCTTCATAATTACTAATGTTAAAATTCCATCCATCAGATGAGGTATTTGCATGTTGTAGAATTGGTTTTAATAATCTATATATCCAATGAGTTTCAATCCAAGATGTTTTACTATTTCTTATATTATTTGAATGATAAATTATTTCATCATCATCTAGAAGTGAATTAGTTGAACCTGTAACACCATCACTAGGATTTAATGAGTTTCCATATTTTATTATTTCTTCACATGTGCGAGGTGATATTCCACCTTCTTGAAAGAAAAACCATTGGTCTAATAACATAATAAAATCACCTGTTAATTATATAAAGTATTTATAAGTCTGCTGATAATACTAATTTTGCACTTGCATTATTTGTTCTCAGACTAACAGTATCTCCTATGGTTCCTGAAACATTATCATCTGTAACTTGTAGTAAACAACCCTCTTGATGTGTAAACTCTACACCATCAATATTATCAAAATAATCTGTAGTGCCTCTTGTATTAGCTGCCCAATAGCTAGTGCCTGTGGTTACTTCTGCTGTAGGAGCTGCTCTCATAGACATGGATAATCTAGCGTCAAAAACAATTTTATTAGCTGCGTTATAATGTCCATTACCAAAAGCGGCCTGATTAGATACAACACTTTGACCAGAACCATCTACTATTACTTGTGCATATCTTTGACATCTTTTTAACGACATTGCCTGGTCTTCAAATTGAAATGGTGGTTCTTGACCTTCTTGATAAGTACCCATTTCTAATTGTACACCTGTTAGATATAATTCATTATCTGTGCTAGAGAAAAAAGAATCTATACCAGCATATCTATTTGCTGATGTAGCGTCTACCCAAGCACTATCGTTTAATGTTCCACTTGTTAAATCTGACCCCATGTGTATACCAAAATTAATAAACAATGATGAATCATTATCATAGTTAAAGTCATCATCAGTAGAAGTATCAGCAGGAAAATTAATTACATGTTTTGTCCAAGATGTAGTTACATTAAATAATTTTGTAATTTGTCTATTATTATCACTATCATACAATTCACATGCGTAAGTAGCTGCTGTTCCCTTTACCCAAAATATAACAGTCCATGTGGTACAGTCAGCAGTTCCTTTATTAAACATTCCTATCTCTTGACCCTCTAGACCTTGATAAATTGCACCAAATTCGTTTGCAGCTATGGATGTATCTGCTGTTGTGCAATCTATTTTTAGAGAATGTTTAAATCCTTGACCATCAGGAACATCTGTACTTTGAGATGATGTAAGTCGACCTGCTGTATTAGCAAAATTATGTCTCCATCTATCAATAGTTACATACTCATTACTAGCACCTACACCAGTTGCACTGGTTCCTCTTTGTGCTATTCTCATATCACCATTACTAAGTATTGGATATGCATGAGGTCTATTAATTTTTTGTGGTCTGCCAGCAATATTGGCAACATCTCTATTAATTGTCATTGTTAATCAGCGTCTTCTGTTGTGTTTCCGTCAATAGCATCCCATGCTTGCCAATCTTGATAATCAACATTATTTTCATCTAAGGGAATAAGCATAACTTTTACAGGTTCACTT